GAAGTCCGCTCGAATCGGATATACTAAGATATTAAATCATCTATGTGGATATCATATTCATAATGACCCTTGCAATATCCTTATAGTTCAGCCGACAATTGAAGATGCGCAAGGTCATTCGAAAGATGAATTAGAACCGATGCTGAGAGATACACCCTGCTTAATCGACCTTGCTCCGGAAGCAAAAGCAAAAGACAAAAAGAATACAATTCTTCGAAAGCAGTTTCCCGGCATGACACTAATGATGACAGGTGCGAACAGCGCACGCGGTTTCAGACGTATTTCTGCACGAATTGTAATATTTGATGAAGTTGACGGATATCCGCCGACCGCAGGGCAGGAAGGTGATCAGATTCAGCTTGGTTCACGCCGTGCGGATTATTTTTGGAACAAGAAAATAGTTATCGGATCAACTCCGACAATTAAGGGTATGTCTCGTATAGAAAGTTCTTTCGAACAGTCAGACATGAGATATTATCATGTTCCGTGTCCGCTTTGTCATAAAAAACAAAAGCTCGAATTTGCGAATCTTGATTTCTCAAATATGGGAACTGTTCAGAAACCGGTTTTTATCTGCGTTCATTGCAGGAAACCAATCGATTTCAAGCATCAAAGATGGATGATTGAGAATGGAGAATGGATATCTGAGGGAGAATTTACGGGACATGCAGGATTTTTTATATGGTCGGCATATTCTTTTTCCCCGAATTCTACTTGGGCTCACATTGCTAAAGAGTTCACTGAATGTAAAAACGATCCTCAAAAGCTTAAAACATTTGTAAATACTTGGCTCGGTCAGACATGGGAAGACGATGCAGGCGAAGAAATTCCAGAAGATTCACTCCTTAAACGTCTTGAAGACTACGGATCTGCGCCTGTGCCTGATAATGTTCTTTTCCTTACTGCAGCAGTTGATACACAGGACGATCGCCTTGAGTGCGGTGTTATAGGTTATGGTCCGGATAAAGAAACTTATTGGATCGATTACAGGGTTTTCCATGGCGATCCCGAAAAGACAGCTGTTTGGAATGAACTCTCTCAGTATCTTGATTCGTCTTTTGAATCTGCTGCAGGAGACGTTCATCATATTGCTTGCACTTGCATTGACTCCGGAGGGCATTTTACTAACGAAGTTTATTTTTTTACAAAGCGGAATCAGTCTCGAAGAATTTTTGCAATTAAGGGAGCGAACACTCCCGGAAAGCCTCTTATCTCAAGACCTTCATTGAAAAACAAAGGGAAAGTTAAACTTTTCACTGTCGGAACAGACACAGCCAAAGAAATCATTCACGCCCGTCTTAAAAATGAAACTCCGGGACCATCTTATGTTCACATTCCGAAAAAACCATGTTTTGATGCTGAATTTGTTAAGCAGTTGACCTCTGAAAAGTGCGTTTTGAGATACCGGAAAGGAATTCAATATCGCGAATGGGTTAAAAAATCTTCCGGAATCCGCAACGAAGCACTTGATATTTTCGTTTATAATCTTGCAGCTTATGAAATATTGAATCCGAACATCGGCGCATTACTTGAAAATCAGCAGAAAACACGGGAGAAACTGAAGAATCTCCCTGCTCAAAACACGAATGAAATGCTGATTCCTGATAAAAAGCCTCGTTCGAGAAAGCGCGGCAGTGGATGGGGAAAGAACTGGTGAAAATTATTCATAAAATTAATTGACAAACTCAATTAATCAGAATAGATGTACATTGACATGACGAAATTCTGCTGATGCAGAAACAAGAATCTCTTCTCATCTCTACATCAGCCCTTTTTATTTTTGCGGGGAAAATTGAAGGACATTCAGGCAGGAGACACTTTTAGATATTCACTCATTAACAGCAAGTATCCCACTTCTGATGGTTGGATATTTAATCTGTCCTTGCGCGGAAAAGCTCAAATCGATATTATCGGCACATACGATGATGCAACTACTACAATAAGTTTTCATCAATCTTCTGCTGTCTCAAGTTTGTGGACTCCTGGACATTATGCTTTTTTCGTATATGCGAAAAAAGATGACGAACGCGAACTAATCGAGTCAGGCGAAGTCAATATTCTTCCTGATTACTCCGGAAAAATAAACGTACTTTCGTGGGCTGAAAAATTGAAGGACATTCAGGCAGGAGACACTTTTAGATATTCACTCATTAACAGCAAGTATCCCACTTCTGATGGTTGGATATTTAATCTGTCCTTGCGCGGAAAAGCTCAAATCGATATTATCGGCACATACGATGATGCAACTACTACAATAAGTTTTCATCAATCTTCTGCTGTCTCAAGTTTGTGGACTCCTGGACATTATGCTTTTTTCGTATATGCGAAAAAAGATGACGAACGCGAACTAATCGAGTCAGGCGAAGTCAATATTCTTCCTGATTACTCCGGAAAAATAAACGTACTTTCGTGGGCTGAAAAAGCTCTCGAAGCTGTTGAAGCTACAATACAAAACCGCGCAACATCTGATCAACTCAGTTATACCATTGCCGGACGCTCAATATCAAAGATTCCGATTCCGGATCTACTTGTACTACGTTCAAATCTTAAAGCTCAGATCCGTTCCGAAAAAATTGCAAACAATCTCGCTGAAGGCGTTGCCATCGGTAACTGCATAAAGGTGAGCATGTGAAGAATATAATCCGCAACATATTCACACGTAAAACGAACGCAGATATTTCTGCAGCGGTTCGCGCTGCGTATGTTCGTGGATTTACTGCCGCACAGAATCACAGACTGCTTTCTTCTCTCAAAGGCGAATATGATTCAATAAACAAATTGCTCAAAGGTCAGCTTGCTCCGCTCCGTGCTAAAGCCCGTCAGCTGGCTCTCAATAATGATTATGTGCGCAGATACGTGAATCTCATGAAAAATCATGTTGTCGGTGTGAACGGTTACACATTACAGAACCGTGCAAAAGACCCGAACGGCAAGCTTGACGAATATGCAAACAAGATAATCGAAGATCAGTGGCGGAAATGGGGGAAGAAAGCTTCAACAGACGGCAGACTTTCAATCGTTGATATATACCGTCTTGATATTCTTTCATTGTCAGTTGATGGTGAATCAATCATCCGCATCGTTGAAGGATATGATAATGCGTGGGGCTTCGCTCTGCAGCCGATTGACGCATCTCTACTCGATGATCAATACAATGATACTCGTTCGAACGGCAATATTGTCCGCATGGGGATTGAATATGATGAATGGTTGCGTCCGGTTCGTTATTATTTTAAACCTTCGCAGGATGACAACGAATACAGATATCATTCGAAGCATGAAGTAATTTCAGCAGAAAATATAATTCATTCTTTCTCACCTGACCGCGCGAATCAGGGACGCGGATATCCGCCGATTGCATCTGCAATAATGAAACTGCATAATCTTAACGGTTACGCAGAAGCGGAAGTTGTCGCTGCACGAATGGGCGCGTCAAAGACAATGATCTATGAACGTCAACAGGGTTATGACAGCGAATTTCATGGACAGAAAAATGATGAAGGCGAATTTATTGAAGAACTTGAGCCTGGTATGGTCGGAATTTCACCGGAAGGATATACTGCAAAGCTTCTCGATCCGACACATCCGAACGGCAATTTCGGACAGTTCAACAAAGAGATGCTCAAAGGCATCGCTTCCGGTCTCGGCATCAGCTATCCGACACTTGGAAGTGATCTTGAAAATGTAAACTATACATCAAGCCGCACAGGTCTTCTTGAAGAAAGAGATTTCTATAAAGTTATTCAGCAGAATAGAATTGAGAATTTAGCCGAAAAGATTTTCGAGCGTTGGCTCAAAATGGCTCTTCTTACAGGAGCTGTAAAACTACCTTTCAATAAATTTGATAAATTTAACGCTCCGCAATTTTTCGGCCGCCGTTGGCAGTGGGTTGATCCTCTCAAAGATGTTGAAGCAAACAAACAGGCTCTCGCGTGCGGATTCACAACACTCTCTGATATTCTCGCAGAATCAGGACGCGATCTTCTCGAAACTCTCGAAACGCTCAAGCGCGAAAAAGCGCTTATAAAAGAATATGGATTAACTCTCGAACCTTTGCCGACATCGCCGCTTGTTTTCGACAATCCGAAAAATAAAAACAGCAAAACCAAAGGAGGCGAAGATGCCTGAAAAAATAAAAAGTAAAATGATGTACCGCAGTATCGCGGTTGAAGACGCGAACATCGACAAAGAGAAGCGGACAATTGAATTGTCATTCAGCTCAGAAGCCGAGTGTCCTGCATGGTACGGGACAGAGATTCTTGATCATTCGGAAGGGGCAGTTCGTTTGTCTCGAATAAATTCTAAGGCTCCGTTCCTCGATATGCACGACCTCAAGAGACAGATTGGAGTAATAGAGAAAGCTTGGATTGATCCTGCGACGCGCAAAGGGCGCGCGGTAGTGAGAGTTGGAAACTCATCACTCGCAGAGGAAATCTATAGAGATATATGCGACGGGATACGTGTCAATGTCTCGGTTGGTTACCGGGTGCATAAGATCGTGCTCGAAGAAGAGAAAGAAGGAAACGAAAAGTATCGGGCTGTCGATTGGGAGCCTTACGAGATATCGAGCGTTTCCGCTCCGGCAGATATTACTGTCGGGATAGGCCGCTCCGAACACGGAGTAGAAAACGAAATAATAATTGAAAACAGGAGGGCAAAAATGCCGGACACAAATTCACAGACTCAGAAAGAGCCTGCAGTAGTAGTCAACGAAAACGAAATCAGAATGCAGGCACAGAAGGATGAGAGAGCAAGAGTCAGCGAAATTAACGCTATGGGTCAGCAGTACGGACTTTCCGATGAAGCAAGATGCTTTATTGATGAAGGAAAATCTGTTGATGAATTCAGAAAGATTGCGATTGAGAAAATCTCAGCGAGAAACGCTAAGCCTTTGCAGACTCAGAAGCCTGCATCCGATCTCGGTCTTTCGGACAACGAGAAAAGAGAATACTCTTTCATGCGAGCGCTCAATGCTCTTGCAAGCAAAGACTGGAAGGGTGCAGAATTTGAGCGCGAATGCTCAGAAGCAATCGAAAAACGTCTTGGACGCACGGCGATGGGAGTATTCGTTCCGCTTGATGTTCAGGGTCAGCGCGACTTTGACGGTTCGACTCCTGCAAAAGGCGGAACTTTGATCGGGACTGATCTCAAATCAGAATCTTTCATCGAACTTCTACGCAACAGACTTGTTGTTAAACAGGCCGGTGCAACTGTTCTTTCCGGACTTGTCGGTAATGTAGATATTCCGAAAGCGACCGGCGGTCTCAATACATATTGGGTTCCGCGCAATGGAACTCTGAGTACAGAGAGTGAAGCCGCAACTGGCAAAATCTCTTTGACTCCGAAAACTATCGGAGTGTTTACAGACATCGGACGCGGACTTCTCAAGCAGGCTTCGATCGGGGTTGAGCAGTATGTCCGCAAGCTCATAGCTGAAGACATCGCTCTTGGAATTGACAAGGCTGCTCTTGCAGGAGCAACCGGCGGAGCTAATCCCGTCGGAGTTCTTCATGCTGCCGGAGTGAAAGTTGTTGAGCTTGGAACTATTGGAGATGTTCCGTCTCATGCAAAAATCGTTGAGATGGAGAGCAAGGTCGCTGCTGCAAATGCAGACATCGGCAATCTTGTTTATATAACAAACGCTGCAGGCCGTGGAAAACTCAAAACAACAAAGATCGATGCCGGAAGCGGATTGATGCTGTGGCAGGACGGGAACAACGGCGAAGGAATGCTTAACGGCTACAGAGCAATTGCCTCGAATCAGGTTCCGGGCAATCTCACAAAGGGATCACACACAGCGACTGACCTTTCCGCGATCATTTTCGGTAACTGGTCTGATCTTATTATCGGTGAGTGGGGAGTCCTCGACCTTAATGTCAATACTTCTGTCAACTCTCTTTCAGGCGGAATCAGAGTCATTGCACTTCAGGATGTTGATATCGCTCTTCGCAGAGCTGTATCATTCGCAGTAATCAAGGACATGATTACAGCATAACCAACGGCGGGCGTAAAG